TAAATGGCAAATACAAACGCCCCTCGTGGTCTAAGTCCAATCGGTAGCATTACCGGTGCGGCTTGGAACCAACAAGGCCAGACTTTCGCTATCGCTAACGATGCTTCTAACAGCTACGCCATTGGCGATGTTGTAAAGCTTGCTGGTGGTTCCGACACGAACGGCACTGCATACGTAACTAAAGCTGCTACTACTGATATCCCTGTTGGCGTTATCGTTGGTTTCCGTGTAGCTAATTACGGTGTATCACTCCAAGGTACAACCCTTGCTTTGAACCAAATCTACTATCCAGTAAGTTCTGGTTTACAATATGCTGTTGTAGTAACAGATCCTAACATCATCTTTGAAATTGAAACTGATGCTACTGGTGCTTCAGCTGCTAACGTAGGTTCTAATGCACCTATGTCTATTACAGCTAACCAAACCACTTTGTCACAATCTAGCCCACTATCAAGCACTGTCTTGAATAGCTCTGGTATTATTGCTCAGGGTACAACTGGTTCTTTGGCATTGCCTCTGACTATCATTGGCGTATCGCAACGTCCTGATAACGCAGTTGGTGCATATGATAACGTTCAAGTTATCTTTAATCGTCACCAATACAAGCAAGCCCAAGGCACAGCTTAATAACTAAAGGAATAAAAACATGGCAGGCGTAATTACAACCGGTACCCATCCTAAGGCCCTATGGCCTGGTATTAAAGCTTGGTGGGGACAAGTATACGAAGAGCATCCAGAAGAATTCTCTGCACTCTTTGATAAAGATTCATCACATCAAAACTACGAAGAAGATGTCCAGGTTACTGGCTTTGGACTCGTTCCACAAAAGGCTGAAGGCGCTGGGGTTACTTATGACTCTGAGATCCAAGGCTTTACAACACGTTACACACATATTGCTTACGCTCTAGGTTATATTGTAACTAAAGAAGAACTCGACGACAACTTGTACGAGCAAGTATCTAAGAAACGTTCTGGTGCATTGGCTATGTCTTTCCGTCAAACGAAAGAAAACGTAGGCGCTAACATTTACAACCGTGCATTTACAACAGGTACTAACCTGCAGTATGCTGGTGGTGATAGTGTAGCTCTTTGCTCCACAGCACATCCAAATACTTCTGGCGGTACATTTGCTAACAAGTTAACAGTTGATGCTGACCTCTCCGAAGCTTCTTTGGAAGATGCAACAATTGCTTTGATGGGCTTCCAGGACGACCGTGGCCTCTTGATCAATGTAATGCCAAAATCATTACACATTGCTCGTCAAGAGATCTACAATGCTGGACGTATCCTCAAGACTGTATCACAACCAAGTACTGCAAACAATGACTTGAACATCCTCAAGGCAAACAATGTATTCCCTGGTGGTGCTGTAGTTAACCATTACTTTACTGCTCCTCATGCTTGGTTCATCCGTACTAACGTACGTGATGGTATGAAGTATTATGAACGTGTAGGTATTCAGTTTGATATGGATAATGATTTCGATACCATGAATGCGAAAGCAAAAGGTTACGAGCGTTATTCTTTTGGCTGGACAGATCCACGTGCGATCTTTGGTTCAAACGGTCCTTAATATTATTTAAGTACTAACTAGAGAGGGACTTATAGAGTTCCTCTCTTTTCTATCCCTAAACGCTCGTCAGAGCGTGACCCATCACTTTTAGGAGATTTTAAATGGGAACACCAACACGATTTACATACGGTCTGGCTACCGTAACAAAACAAAGCCCATTAGGTAACTATCCATTACCTGATCCATTCCATACTGCAAGCACTCCTGGTTTAGATGTATTTACTTATCAAACCGATTATACCGATTTAGGTCAAACAGCTTCTTTTACTGTTACTGGTGCTAGCTCTACATTTGCACTTACCAATGGTTTAGGTGGCTTAGCAATCCTTACACCTGGAGGAACTACAACAGCGTCTTCAATGTATCGCACCTATTCTGCTTTGCAATTTGTTGCTGGTCAGAAATTATGGTACATACAACGTATTCAACCGTCAGCAGTAGCTGGTAGTGTAGCCTTTAAATTTGGTTTACAATATGGTAGTGCAACTACTGATGGTATTTGGTTTACAAAGCCAGCTTCAAGCACATCACTTAATTTAGTATCTTCTGTAGGATCTACAGCAACTACTTTGGTAACTGGTGTTCAAACTGGTTTAACAGCCGGTGGTTGGATTGATGTAGCTTTTTATTATGATGGTACTGATTTGTTAGTATATGCGTCAGATAGTTTAGTAGCTCGTATTTCTAACGTTACTATTGGTGCTTCTGGTACAATATTAACTAACGTTCTGTTAACTCCGTTTATTCAAATTACTCCAACAGCTACTGATACTTTAACAACTGATTACGTTCTTGCTGCTCAAGAAATGTCACGTTAATAGGGAGTTAACATGGCTAACGTAGTTAACACTCAGATTATCATGGATGGTAATCGTAATGCCGTTGTTAAAGTTACTGGTGTTCTTGATACCTCTAACGTAGCCGCTTCTGGAACTTTAGGTACTGCATCTTCTGGTGTAACAACTTTAAATTCTAAAACGATTACTTTTACTGCAGGCGGATTAACTCCAACTGTTGGACAAGGTGTTACAGGTACTGGCATTCCAGCTGGTGCATATGTTGCTTCTGTTACTAGTACAACTGCAGTAGTCTTGAACGTAGCTGCTACCGCAAATGGTAGTGGTCTTACTTTCTCGCTTGTTGCTGGTAGTATTATTATTATTGATCCAGTTAATTATACTCTAATACCTACAGGATTTAGAATTGATCATCTTGATTATTCTATCTCTGATCCGCTGGAAGTTCGTTTACTATGGGACGGAAGTACCCAAGTAGATATTCTTCCTATTGCTGGTCGTGGTAAGATGAGCTTCTTTAACTTTGGTGGTTTGCAGAATAATGCTCCTAGTGCTACTGGTCGTATTGCTTTGTCCACTGCTGGTTATAATACTACAATCGGAACAACACCTTTGGTGTTCTCCGTAGTACTTGAACTGGTTAAACAAGGCGTTCAGTAATGCAGGTTGCAAATAGCAACGCTAAAGAACTACACCTATCCGCTACGGTTATCCGTGCGGATGGTACTGTAGTTGAATTAGGCGTTATAGATTATTGGCACAAGAACCCAATCAAACGTTTTATTTGGAGAATTAAAAAATGGCTACACTCCTAGTTAATACAGGACGTGCCATCGTTACTAGCCGCCTTAATGGTGGTGGTACCACTCCCAGCTATGTTGCTTGGGGAACTGGTGCAGGTACGACTGGTGCAACTGATACGACTTTGTTTACTGAAAATGGTTCCCGTGTAAGCGGTACTGTTACTCAACAAACAACGTCTACAACAAATGATACATTCCAAGTAGTAGGTACAGACACTGCCGGTTCAGGCATTACTGTTACTAATGCTGGTTTGTTTGATGCTTCAACCTCTGGCAATTTATTTGTCAAAGGAGACTTTACTGGTATTGCTTTAAACACTGGAGATTCAATTCAGTTTACATTTAAAGTTCAGTTTAGTTAATTATGGCTTTAAACGGAAGTTCCATCAATAAGGTGGTACTAAACGGTGCGGATTCAAATACCTTTAACCAGGTTCTTTCGTTCCTATCCTCGAGTGCTTCTACCATCGTTAAAAGCGTTGGTAGAGGTATCTCCCTCCTTGCAACAGGTACTCCTAATATTTCTAGGATACTAACATTACTTAGAACACTATCAATTAGTTCAACCGGTAGTATAAGTATTGCCAAGGCAATTAGTATTACTAAAACTATATTAAGTAGTATAACAACCACATTAATAAGGTTACCTAAGAAAATATTAACAGCAACATCAACATCTGCTGTTTATACACAAAGATTAATTGGTAAAGTATTTAGCACTATCAGTGAACATGTTGCAGTTCTTATTGTAGAACTCGCTTCTCACTTTTTAACTATTACAGCTTCAGTAACTGGGTCTACATCTATTAAGCGTGGTATAGCAAAGACTATATCATTAGCAGTTACTAACATAAGTATATTAGTTAATAGAGTGGGGAAGTTATTAACCTCACTGACAACAAGTGCCGTTACTTTATCTAACACAATAAATAAGATTATTACCAAAGCAGTAACTAGTACAATTTCAATTGTTGTACATTTCTTCTTTTATAGATTTCTAACAATCGCAAGTACTATAGTACCTAATATGTATAAAGGATTATCTATGAACTTATCAACACTAGCTACTAGCGTAGCAACAACAATTAAAGCAATGAATAAATTAATTGCACTTAATGTTATTGTACTATTTAGTTTAGTAGCTGAGTTTGTTAAGAAGTTTGGTGCTATAGCTAAGTATACCTTTATTGTACAGACCAGGAAACTACTGGTTAACATTGTTAAAATCAGAACACTACTAGTACGGAAACCAAATGGCTGAATCGTTCTCATATAAGATTACTACAGAAAGTGAATTATTTACTTTCGATTTCTCCCAGGTACTTTCACCTTCCGAGACTATTTCAACTTCATCGTGTTCTGTTATTGTTATGAATGGTGTTGATCCTACACCATCCACTATCTTAATTGGTGCTCCGGTTGTTGTTAACAAGACAGCATCACAGAGAGTAGCTAATGGCATTAGTGAAGTTACGTACCGTCTTGAAATGACTATTACAACATCACAAGGTAATACATATGTTGGGGTTGGTGATCTTCCAGTATACGATGCTAGTTTGGTGTAACCTATGAGTTATCAATCAAACTATATCAGGGGTAGTTGGAATTGCATCTGCGAGTCGTGCGGTCGTCTTGTTAAAGCGGGTGAGCTTCGTCAACGCTGGGATGGTTTCATGGTTGATGAGCAATGCTGGGAACCCAGGCAACCACAAGACTTTGTGCGAGGTGTAGCAGATTACCAAGCACCACCATTTACAAGACCAGAGCAATCCGATATATTTATACCGTTTACTTTTACACCGCTATTAAGTTATTTATCTAATGGCCTTGTATCAATTATAAAAACAATCATACCTGTACCAAAGATTATATTGGCAATTACTAGTGTGTCAACAGCTATAATTGATGCAGCTAAGAGACCGTTTTTTGCTAGTAACAATCGTCAATTAGATGGTGCTCCTCTAAATAATAAACCATTAGGATAATAAATACATGTCAGCTTTATATACAAATAATGCAGCGACTACGCTAGCATCGGGGATTAACAATAGTGTTACCTCATTAACAGTAGCCTCTGCTACTGGTGGCTTGTTTCCAAGTCCTACTGGTACAGATTACTTTTATGTTACATTAGAAAACACGGCTGGTACAGTCCGTGAAATAGTTAAAGTAACTGCACGGTCTACAGATACATTTACTATTGTACGTGGACAAGATGGCACTAGTGCTCAAACATTTGCTACTAGTGATAAAGTCGAACTACGTATTGTAGCTGCTGAGATGTCTGCATTAACTTCTGGCTCTGCTCGTGGTGGTAACAGTGATCAAGTGTTCTTTGAGAACAGTACTACTGTTACAGCAAACTATACAATAACTTCTGGTAAGAACGCTGTTGTGGTTGGCCCACTTACCGTAAACAGTGGCGTTACATTAACTGTACCCTCAGGTCAAAGATTGGTGGTTCTATGAGTTCAGTAATTATAAGCGGAGATACAAGCGGTGCTATAACGCTATCTGCCCCAGCCGTAGCAGGTACTAACACAGCAACACTTCCATCTGCTACTGGCACAGTACAGGTTAGTGGCAATATGCCAGCGTTTTTTGCTTATGTAAGCACAAATCAAACGGTTAGTTCTAACACAAATACAAAAATTGCGGCTGCTTCTGTTTTGTTTGATACACATGGTTTTTATTCAAATACTAATTACAGATTTACACC